TTTTTGACCTGTATGAAAACCCAGCCCTCCGGGGCCTATATTTATAGGCTTTCGCGAACGTCATCCTAAAACGGGTTACACTTACGCGCGCTAAGGTCGGAACTATCCTAGACTGATGCATTGTCAACGCGCTGAAAGCCTATAAATATAGGCATTTGCGCGCGTTTGTTTCTAACCCATTTTGGGTTAAATGCACGTGTTATTTATAGCGTATAGGGGTAAAAGACTGGACAAGCATACAGTGTGCTACTCATGAGTAAGCATTGTTACCATGGTATGTTGGTACGTTGGTATGCTGGTACCAAGGTAACAGGCTGCGACCGTCTATCGATTGGTGGCTTATCGATAGAAACAATCAATTAGACTCAGGGTATGCACAGCGGATAATGCACATTGGATAGTGTGTAGACTGAAGGAGGGATAAGGATGGACAAGCTAGTCGGGTTAACGAGGAACCAGCGCGCACTGATCGAGCAGGTGTGCATAGAGGGTGCTGCTGTGCTTCCATGGAACGCTGCGCGTACTGTGCGCAGTCTGTTCAAGCGCGGACTGGTTAGTTATCACTCACAGGGTGGACGCTGGATTGTTGTTCCTGCTGGTGAGATTAGCTTTAACAAGGTGTGCCCTGTTTATTCGTGGATGTCCAACGGGAGGCGCAATGCTCTACTTCAAGCCACGGGGTGATGGTCTGGATAAGGCGCGCGGATTCGTGAACGCGATACTGTTCACGCTGTACGCCTCAACTGTAGTGTTCTTCCTGCTGCTGCTCGCAGGCTGCAGCACAGTTAACGTGTTGACGGAGTATCAGCACATCAGCCATGCGTCGCAGCATGTAGGCAGCAACCGCACTAGCTACGGCTACGACATGATTAGCATTGGCGTGCGATGGAAACCGACGCAGGCAGTTACAATCGATTTGCTGGAAGGCTATAATTTCCAGCGCATGCACGGCCGTGATGAAGTGTTTACTGGCCGGATGACGGTAGAGTTCTAACAGCTGTTATTAAGGAGTGATCATGAGCAAGTTGAAAGGTGATGAAGTCGTCGTGATGCGCGGTGACGCGATCGTTACGTACTCAGATGAATTGTTTAAGGTAGCGATGATCGGCGGTAATGCAGTGACGATGGATTGCGCGCAGGTGCGCAGCATTCTTGCAAGCGTGCCAGCAGCAAGGCAGAGTGGTGCAACGGCTTTGCGAATCGTTAATGCGCGATTCGATGTTGTGACCGTGCCAATAGCTGATGTAGAAGATTTGCTGGCTACTGTTCTGATGCTGACAAAACATTCCGACTGCGTGTGATGCACTCTGCGTACTCTTCGGAGTGCGCAGACTGGATTGCACTTCCGCAATTCATAACGACGGAGATTTGCATACATGGCCGATCAAACTGCGAAGAAAGCCCGCGCAAAAAAGGAACTGTCGAAGGAACGCCAAGCCGCGATGAAGGCGATGAAGGATGCGAGCAGCGATCAGGAAAAGACCCTCGCAAAGCAGAAGCTGCACTTGGTTCGTTTCAAGGAAGTCGCCAGCATTCGCGCTGATGCTGCGATTCGTGCTCTGAAGAATCTGGAGAAGGTGTGTGACACAACGTCATACGCTTGGACTCAGGATCAGGCTGAGAAAATTCTTAGCGCGATTCTCCCAACCGTCACACGCATTACTGACGGTTTGAAAAAGCCCGGCGCGAAGACTGCCAAGCGCGAGAAGTTCACTTTGTAACGCGAATCCCCCTCGCGTTCCTCTTGAGCCACCTAAGACGTGGCTCTTTTCTTTTCTGGAGTCCGATTCAATGCCGCGTAGAACCGTTGCAGCATTCGACCTGAAAGCCGCTCGCAAGGTGCGCGGCCTATCACAGACTGCAGTCGCCGGAATTCTCTGCACTACTCAGCCGTCTATTGCGCGTTGGGAGTCTGAGGGTTCTATGCCTGCAATTTATCGTAAAGCCTGGGAACAACATTGGAGATTAGAAGATGCAACTAACACCACCGCAGGTAAGAGCGCTCGAAAGTCTAAGCGACCTACACAATCAAGTAACGATGCTGAAGCGGCAGCTTTGGGAAGTCGAACAGACATACAAGGAGGAACGTGCAAAGGTGCGGATAATGCTGCCGGGACTGGCTGACGCGATTCAAGACAACGACGATGATTGACGTTCCTGAATACGACGAAGCGATATCGGATGACGGCGCACTATTGCTTGATCGCTTAGTGCGCAGTCTCCATCGTAATAAGGACGGCTTTTTATCAACAGACGAAAAGCATCCAAAGCGCTCTATTGATCCATGGCATAACGCTGTTTGCCTTTATATTTATGCGATCGACGCTGACGAATTCTATACGTTGAACACGTATTACGTCTTCGGTGGATACGAGCCGCATAGCTATGAAGAGTGGCGCGACATTGCTTTCGAAGCAGTTGACGAATTGAATGAACAACAGCAACCAAATTGGTTCGGAGTGTATGCGTGGTCAACAACAACCATTCGTGTCACTCCGATTCGTACCGGCGACTTGTTTATAGCTGTTGATGTAAACGGGGTGCGCAGTGTACGGGTCACATTTAATTCCAGAAAGGCTAAGCATGCGTCACACTAAAGCTAGGAAGTTTAAGCGCGGTCAGATTCAGGTATTAGGGTTTGATAGTGAGACCCTGCAAGGTCCACCGATTACGCTGCAATTTTATGGTGGACGTCACGTAGGCCGGTTTAACGGCTGTATCTTCATCGGTAAACGCCGTGCAATGGACGTATTCTTAGCGCAGCTGAAGAAACTGAAGCCAGGCCATTACAGGATGTATGGCCACAATCTGGAATTCGATATGCTTAGTGCGTTATGGGAACAGCGTGTGAAGATGCGTGACGGGAACATCGATTTGCGTGCTGGTGACTGGGAGATTCATGGCAGATACTCCAAGCCTGTTTTTGCGATTTTCGAAGACGGTAAGCGGCGTATTGAACTAGTAGACTCAATGCTATGGTTTCAAACGTCGCTGGAAAAAGCAGGTGCACTCGTTTGTCCGGACCTTCCTAAGTTACCGCGTCCAGTTGGACTAGGTGAAGTGCTGTTTTCTTCTAAGGATGATGGGTTCGTTGAGTACGCTATGCGCGACGCTATCGTTGCATATCACTTAGGCAATGCAATTGAGAAGTTCCACGAAGAGCTAGACGTGTTGCCGCAGATATCGCTTGCATCAATGGCAGCTGCAGTATTCCGCAGGCATTACATGCGGTCAGACATGTATCAGCCGCCAATGCCTGATTGGATTGCTGGCGCTGCTGCTAGCTATCATGGCGGCGTAAATCGCGTGCGTGACGGTCAATATCCTGCTTGGCATACAAATATTAGCGCGCTAGATTTCTCAAGTGCGTATCCTGCAGCATGGGTAAAGTTACCAGCGTTCTCTGATGCTGCTAACTATAAGCACTATAAAGCGCTAGCGCGCAAGGTTAAGTCAGTAGAAGAGTTAGGTTGTTATCGAATCAGCGGCCGTGCTGACAAGTGTTACTGGCCTGCTTTGTTTGATCATAATTTCAAACCGCTGCAAGGGAAGTTTACCGACACCTGGGTGACAGGATTCGAATTAAACGAGGCGTTGCGAGCAGACGAAGTGACGTTATCTGCTGTTAAGGGATTCGTGTATGACATGGACGGGGAAGACGGCTATTCACCATTCAAAGCGTTTGCAGAGTATTTCTACAATTCAAAAGCAACTGAGAAAAACCCGATCCTAAGGTACATGCATAAGATCACACTGAACGCTCCAACCGGTAAGCTGATACAGACTAGTCCGGACTTCACTGTGATAGATGGGCAGTTAGTTAAGATTAGGCGCGCTGGCGGTTTGTATCATCCGTTTGCTGCTAGTTTAACGACTGGTCATACGCGTTCTGTTTTGCATCCTGCGGAGCACAAGTATGAAGCGCTACATACCGCTACAGATGGAATCTTTATTCCCGGTAGGCACACCGGCGCACGTGAGAAGCGCCTGGGTGCTTTGGTTGCGGAAGGCTATGGAGACTTGGCCCTATTCCGAAATAAGCTTTACATCGTCTACACCGACGAAGAGTCCGAAGATACTTATCCGTCTCAGGTATTCGAAGGAAGGCACATCCTCAAGTGCGCGCGTCATGGTTTCCAAGGGCGCGTTGTGGATTTAGAGCAAATGCTTGTATCCACTCTACGTGAGTATAAAACTAATAAACCGCTGAAGCTAAAGACTGCAATTAAGAAGAAAGAGCCGCCGAATAAGTTTGTAATTGCAGGGCGTAAGGTTAAAGGTATCGAAGCCTTTAAGGTGGTGAATCATGAGTAAGAGATATTCGACACCAACGGTTAGTTTTGCGGATAGGCAAGACGCGCGGCCACTGCATAGAGATAGCGGCGACTGGCCACCTCGTATATCTGCGGCCTTGTCACGTAGTAAGGAAGTGTCGCGACGCTATAACGGACGCGGATTCGATACGTCCGATGCTGTAATCAAACTTATGAATTCATGGTTAAGAGGCAAGCTATAAATGGCAACACGAGCAAGAGGCAAACGCGGTAGACCGTCAAAGCGTGCTGCGCAGTCAAAGCGTGGCAAACGTTTCGCGGACTTGCCGAATCATGACCGCATGCGAAGGCGTTCGCCTGAAAGCGCGCCTCGCTTGTTTGAATGGCTAGTAGACAACGGCTATATCGAAGCCGTTCCAACGTATCGGCGAAAAACCGCCAATCGTCGTGCGCGCAGGCGTTAATTGCGCGCAACTGTTAGGAGCATTATTGAAATGGCTGCAAAGAAAGTTAGCAAGGCCGCGAAGCGTTTGGCTGCAAAGCCGAAAAGCGTGCGTTCAACTGGAAGAACTATCAATCTTCCTGATGGATATAAAGTTATCGAACGCGCCCCGAATTGGGATGTTGATGTCGATCCTGTTATTCAAGGGGTCCGTGGAGAAGCGAGCGAACTTACATTTGGGCGCGGTACAAAGAACGAGTATGACGCCGAGTGTTTCGTAGTCACTGACCCTAAGCTGGGTGAACGTGCTGTGTGGCGTTCGAGTGGGCTTGCTCAGCTGTTTGAAGAAACCGAGCAGGGTGATGAGGTTTATATCGAGTTCCGTGGTTACGGTGAACCAAAGAACGCCGATGACAGCCCACCTAAGCTGTTTAGGTGCGCCGTAAAGGAAGGTAAGAGCAGCAAGAACCCTTTCTAATTCGCATCATCGGTAAACCGCAAGGCTCTATCAATTGTGATAGAGCCGTGGAGGCTTTCATGCATATGTCCTACGAATTAGGGCTTGATTCGAAACGTTGGGCGCTTCCATTGTGTATTAGAAGCAGTCGCTGGAAAGGCGAACCGCTCGCATACGTTGCAGTTGAAGTGCTTTGTTTTTATTTCTACGTGGAGCGGTGGCACTTATGAACTGCGTGAACGTGGAGGCGCTATGTCTTACATGAAGTGGGCTGCTCACATACGTGAGTCAGTGAAGCAGATGCACGCTAACGGAATGCTGGGAGTTCTAGCAGCGCGCACGCATATACCGGAGTATCGCCTGCGCGACTGGGTTACTCTGCCAACCATAGACAACCTGTCACATACTGAAATGACAGCAATAGAGGGCGTGATAAATGCTGTATCAACTTCCAAAGGATCGCCAGGAAAGACTAGTAACCAAGGCGCACAGCAACGCGGTTGCCAGTCTTGCGAGGACAACGATATATCATTTGACCAAAGTGATTAGACGCACCGAAGCGCCTAGTATTGCGGGAGGCGTATATCGAGCGGAAAATTATACTTGTTATCCACCGTGCACGAACCCCGCTCACCGCAGAGACTGCACTTGTGGCCGCTTGAAGTTTCGATAATAAGAGAAGCCCTTGACTCACAATCAAGGGCTTTCTTTTTTGTCACATCATACCGTCAATAGCACCAACTAGCGGACTGCCACCGAAGATACCTTCTACAGCTGCGCCAGCCTCCATGGGATCATCAGGCATTGCAACAGGCTCAGCAGGCATCGCCACTTGTTTGTCTATCTTCTGTCCTAGCGCGATAGGGTCCGCTGGCGGAATCGGCGCTGCGTTAATTGATGGAAATATTGGTTGAATGTCGTCAAGTGTGTTCTGAATACGGTTGACAACGCTTTCCGCAATATGAATACGTGGAAATGGAATTGGCATAGCTACCTCGTTACCTGTTTCATCATCTTAAGCATAGGCTCAGTTTTGAATCCCTGTGCTTCCATGAATCTTTTCCAACCTGGGTGACCGATGCTATAAATTAGATCGCATTGGTTTGTATGTGCAATCTTCTCTATGGCGATCCACCCAGGCTTCCATTCTTCACGCGATCCAGCAACGGTGAGAATGTTTAGCGTCTTTCCGTAGCGCGTAGGAACAAACTCAACAAGTGCCCATGCGCGCGGCGTCAGCTGATAGATTTCAAACATTCCATCATCTATAGCGTCTAGCAGCTGTTCACGCGTGAAGAAGTCAAACCCCTTTGCGAACGCATCTATTAGTTCGTCGGGCGTCTTTGGCGTTGCGTGGGAACGCCAAGTCTCTCCCGGAACCAATCGTCTGTCCACTGTGCTGGTTCCTGTGACTGAATCTGCGGCCGAGTTCTTTGCATCGGTCCTTGCGACTGCGGTTGCCATGGTGGTGCGCTCCTAGTAGTTGGCTGTTTGCTGTCTAACGGGCGAATGTTTGGAATGCTGATTGCAGGCGCTACACGCAAGTCTTTGACTCCACCGCTCACGTAATCACGCAGGCTGTAATCAGCAGGGATTGTGCCTGTCTGTTTCGCCCATTGGTCAAGCCCTTCCGCTTGCTGCGCAATCTCTTGAAGGCGCTGCATACCAAATTGTCGTGTGACTTCTCGGATGTTCAACGCTATGCGGTTGTACTCTTCGCGGCTCACTTTGAATTCGTCTGTGTCTACAACAGACTTGCCCATACGAGCCATTGCGCCAACGATAGCGCCCACTTCAGAGCCTGTACTACCTAACTCAGCTAGACCGTTCAGCAGTCCGTTCGGATCGTCTCGAAACATTCCGCCGATACTAGTTGAGACAAGTTCAGCAAGCACAGATTTGTTGAAGGGTTTATTAGGGTCGAAACTAGGGTCCGCAGTTAGTTGCAGAATACGTTGCGCTTGCGTGTCTAGTGTTCGCGCACTATTGATGACAGCCGAATACTGATCACGCAATGCAGGCGCTGCGCTAGTGATAAGCCCGCGCTGCGTATTAAACTGTGCAGCCTGTTCAGACTTTCGCGCCTGTGCATCAGCATTCATGATGCCGCGAATAGTTTCATGCGCTTGCGCGATCATGTCTCGGCCAGTCTCATCGCCTGACTGCAAGCGGTACCAGCCATTCGCAGCGATATCACGTGCGTCATCAATCATTCGCTTTTCATCAGGGTCCGCAATTTCATATTCCTTGTCCATGCGTTCGCCCAATACATCATATTCCCTACGCGTATTGTGTGTATCACGTGCAACGCGATCCAGATAACTATCGCGCGCACGTTTATGCAGGATGCCATACCCTAATCCAGCCAGCAGCCCAATAGGACCAGCAACAGCAGCGGCAGCACCACCATACATTAAGCCCGTTGATAATGGGCTTACTCGCTCGATAAGAGACTTCGACCTACTAAACGGCTGTTCGCGGTCAGTCTCTACAGTGATTTCTTCAGCCATGATTCAATATCTCCTACATGAAGCTGCCGCTAGTGTCGAAGTTCCACGCGCGACTGCTGCCACTACCGGAACTCTGTGACGACTGTTCACCAAATGAACGCGCCATGGATTCAGCAGTAGTCAGCGCAGTTGGACCACCAATGATCTGCGACAGCTGACCATAGACACCTAACTCTGCATTATTGCCACGCTGCAATACGTCCAGCAATGAAGGTAGCGCACCTAATCCAGTGGCCGCAGACTGAAGGGAATTTTGAGCAATTGATTGTGCTGCTGCGTCTCTCGACGCAATGTCGCCTGCACGTAACGCCGTAGCGCCTTGAGTGAATACTCGGCCAGCGCTTTCCGCTGCCAATCCTTGCGCAACGCCTTGTCTACCGCCGCCAAATGTTCCACCGGCAACTGCTCGCGACGTGATCGCTGGATTAAGTTCTTCACGGAACATTCTCCCGGTGTCTTGCTGCAGCTGTGCAATCTGCTGTTCAAGTACAGGGTTATTCGCATCCAGCCTGCTGTTAAGGTAAGACGATCCAGCGTCACCACCAAGCTGTTCTAAGAATTGATTGCCGCCTGTAAACAGTTGCTGCGCTGCTGTCTGCAGCTGTCCGGCATTTGCTGCCGCGCCACTTGCAGCAGACGACGCATTACCATACAGCTGTGAAAAGATATCGCTCTGGAAAACATCCTGCGTTGACCGTGAAGCCTGATCAGAACCGCTGTAACCATAAGATTCTGATTGCTGCTGTTGCTGACTTTTGCTTCGGCCGCCACCTAATGATGCACTCATGCTTCATCACTCCTAAATGAAAAGTTTCCAATATTTTTTCAACAATTCTCCGATGTCAGCAATGCCACCCTCATCTTCAACGGGCTTTTGTTCCTGCTGACCTAACATCGGATGCTGCTGCATTAGGTTCTGTTGCATCGGCTGCTGCTGCATTGGTTGAAGCTGCATATCCTGCGCTTGCAACTGCTGACGTGTAACCGGGGGTGCGCCGCTCATATTGTCCTCTGCCTCACAGCAATTTAACGACTTGAAAAAATGACCCTGCGCGTATGATTGTAGAGTCAGTATGGGAAGTCATTTGTGCCCACTCAAACTGCAGAATCCCTCTAGCTGTGATAAAAAATATATGATGCCCAGTACCACTCATGCTACGCGTTAAGTCATCATTTGCAATTAAGTTTGCGATGTTCTCATTGACTGTTGCCGTCCATGATCCAGTAAATGTAAGTTGAAATCGCAAATCACCGTTAAAGCCATGCGCCATATAGAACCCGCGCATGAAGTAATAACCTGGTTCTAAAGATATAAACAGGTGTGGATCTGGAGTCTTGACGATGGTGGATGCGCGTGCAGTATCTATAGGTTTCACCACCATTGTTGGTTGTGCGTCTACAAGTGTGTTTATAGATCGCTCAATTTTCCGTAGCTCTTCAACTATGTATCGCTTTATATCTCCATGCGATACAGGCTGATGAATGTACTTAGAAAGTGCCATCGTATTCCGCCTCAATAGTGATGCGCGTTACTGACCAAGGTTCAGCCGAAGTATTGTTGACTACTTCTACTGAAATGTATCTACCAGCAACCTCGTATTCGTTTCCCTCGGCTTTCCGCTGCACGTATGCTCCCCACTGCACAGGCGCATCATCACCAGTCGAATTGCGCGAACCAAGTCTGATGAACAGCGTAGACAAGCCTGCTCCACGGCCTTCAACAGTTACGCGGTTAGTAACCTTGCGCTGTTCGACGTCTTCAAAGGCTATGTCTAGTCTCTGAAGTATTGCCTCAAACAAGTTTGATTCCGGTACGTCTTCGACAAACATAGCAGCGTTCTCAGCAGTCACAACTTTCTGCGATCCGCTTTGCTGCACTTCGTTCCAGATGCTCAGGTCAGAATCCCACGTCTCTGAATCATCGTCCCACACTTGTGACTCAGCCGTATCATTGACACGGCCTATAGTGCCGTACTTAACAGCATTTAGATCACGCGTCACCCAATTGTCGCGCCGTTCGTCCCATATGTGCGCAACAGTCGCGAACTGGCTCCCAGGCTCAGGCGCGCATATCCACAATTCGCGCGCATGATCATCATAGATAGTAAACAAATTCTGCGCATTGTCTTCATCAATGCTATTACGCAATGCTTGCTTAATACGGTTATCTGCGATACTGCGCACATTAAGACCGTCAGTTAATACAACGTCTTCATTTCCTACAACAGCCTGTTGCGTGCCAAGTGTTTTGAGTGCATGCGGAGAAAGCAGTCCAGTTGCGCGCACGACTGGACGCACGGTAAATATATTGTCAGGCGGTTGACCCGCATACTCAACGGCGTAAAACGATGTTGGTTTGTAAATCATCAGCTGCGTACCAAGTGGCGCGCCAGCGATGTTTCTTCCGGGAGTGTCTGCTAGGAACGCGGAACCTGCTTCGTTGTCGGGCGCTGGTGTCCATGAATCAGGCACTGCTCCCGGCTCAGTGGCATCGCTCCACAAAATCAGGTTATTGAACACGCCGCTGGGCGAATCGATATCTAGCGCAAACAAATGAAATCGGAACGCCACTATAAACTTGCATAGCGTGTCGGCAGGAAAATCAGGAAGCGGTTCGGCTACGTCAAGCACGTCTCCATTCCAATAGTGCGGCGCATCCTTGCCATTCGTGAAGACAGGAATTCCATTCAATAGAGTGCTTGCCCATTCGTGTGGATTAGCAATTGTTGACTGACTAGGAATAGAAACGTCGTCACTATTGCTTGTCTCTAGCGCCCATATATCATCCGTGCCAAATGCTAACCACCAATTAAAACCATTCAACGCGAAGTTCAACAGGTGATAAGGCACAGTAGGGAATGCAGTGTAGATGGACCTTCGACCACGAATACGAGACGGGAAACCCCGGCGCATATGAACATTTCGAGCAAGTGACAACACTTGATCAGATAGTTCGAGCGCTTCAATATCTAGGATGTGCCCACCGACAGGCCGCAATATCTGTTTCATTACGCTTTGTCCTGCATATACTTATCCAGTGCTTTTTCAATTCGCGCTAAGCGTTCGCTTGCACGATAGATAAACACTGCACAAACGCACAGAGCGAGGTTGCCGCCACCTTGAACTAGATTCATCAGGTCGGTGAGTTCCATAGCTATTTCACTCTGTAATGGCCGCTGTATGAAACCTTATAAGTTCCTGCGCTAGACGTGTTCATCGATACACCAATGCGATCATTTGCTGTATCAGCAGACAATGTGGCAACAACCGTTGTGGCTGCAACGAAGGTGTTTATATTTCCGCTACCTGCAACGTCGCCTGAGTTAGCTAGATTTGACGCTATCGGCAGCGCAATGCCGAATGACGATAGCTGCGGCGTTGCACTGACAATATTAACTAACACACTGCCGCTGAAGCTAACAATATCTCCAACACGTTGATAGAAGTGTTCCTGCACAGCACTTAAAGTTACGTTGCCGCCGACAGTAAACGCAGGCGAGTATTCAGCAGCATCGTTCACGAACGGCAGCCGCGCAACTGCAACTGTTCCTGTTGCAAGGCTAGAAGCATTTAAGTTGGTAACAGCACTACCGTTGCCGTTAGTAGCTAACTTGCCGTCTAGCTGCGTCTGAATAGCACTTGTAACACCAGTTACAAAGTTCAACTGTGTAGTTGTAGCAGTGAGGCCGGCCAACTTATTCAGTTCTGTTGCTGTTGCTGTGACGCCAGTCAGCTTGTTCAATTCAGCATGCGAAGAAGTAACAGCGCCTTCCACATTAGGGAACGTGCTCTGCAATGTACTCTTCACAAGACGCAAGTGATCGTCACCCTGCGACTTATGGTCCGACCCACCAACCGGATTGCTTGAATCCAGTTCATGAATAAACGTTGCTGTTTCGAGACCCATTAGTAGCTACTCCGAAAAGAAACGTTATAGGGGTTCGCGGACTGACCGCCACCTAGTTTCTTCTTCATTCGTCGATTGATGTCGCGAATGTAAGACGTAACGCTCTGCAGCATGGCTGAAGCTGCTTCGTAATTTCGTGCACGCTTAAACAAATAGACTTGCGCCGCTTCTATGTATAGTTGCGGGCAATCCGTTAAGAGGTTGTTGGTGTCACCATCATCAACCAATGCAGGTGGCAGACCAAAATAGTTCAATTCAAATTCGGCGTCTTCCGGTGGAATACCAGCAAACAAAATCGTAGTGTCACGCATGCAATACATGGATGGCGTAGTGACGCGCCGATATTGCGCAATGAATGTTTCGTCTACTTGCGTTAACGGACAATTGTTATAAAGAACTGTCCGCATCATTGTAACCTTAGCAGGCAGTGTATAGACCGCTTCGACTACGCGGTCTGTTTCGTCTAGCGTTGCTTCGAGAAAATATCCATCAAGCGTCAACGCGAACAACGCTTCCGCCTGCTCCACGAATCTCGCGATATGAGGCTGATAATCTTCGCGATGCGTGTCACCGAGAATCGCTGTTCTCAACTCTAGGTAATTCATTTTTGAATCACTCCGTTCTTCACAACGCCGCGCACTATCTTGCCTACGCGATACGGTTCAGAAAATGCTGATTTTTCAAAGCGCTCCCAAGCGGCGCGCTGTGCATCCGGGTCATTATGATTTGCTAAGTCCGGATAAAGTTTCCTGAGCGCAAAGAAATCTTGCTCAGGGATTCGCATGGTATGACGTGCGAACGGTGCATGCTTGTGCGGCTCGTTACCTTCACGAATTCGCTGCACTGACTCGAACACAACGCGCCGATTAGGATGCATTGCTATGTCTCCTTACAGACCGCTGATAACGTCTAATTCTGGATCAATGTCCGCGATCAAGAAATTCGCGCGTTCAAGGAATGCTTTAAGCATCCAATCAACGTGCAGCAATTTCTTATGTGACAAACCAACCTTACCCAACGGTTCAACTTTCCAACCGTAGAGCAAGCCAAGTTTCCAGAAACGTGGATCAAGGCCGTAAACGTTTGCTACCTGCGGGTCGGGATCACCACCGATTGACAAATACGTCTGCTGCAACCGATTCGGAATGATTTGCATCAAAGTGCCGAAGTCCGTTTTAAAAGTGTCAATATATCCCTGGGATACCTGCGCCACTCCCATACCGGTACCGTTGACGTTTGCAGTAGGCGCGGCAGCATGCGGCGTGGTAAACAAATACCGCGCCAGTGCCTTCGTAACACCGGGCACACTTGTAAGCACTGTCGGATTGCCGCCGAGCAGATAAACAGCTTGAATCTGATCTGCGATCATTTCAAACGTCAGCTGTCGTTCTGCGCCAGCAGTTTGCGCGGTGACTAGCTTGGTTCCTGTCTGAAAGCCAGGGGACGAACCGCCAACGCCATGATCAGTGTTGGTAGTAATCCATGAACCGAGTGTTGCGCTCTGACCTGCAACAGTGTCGCCGTCATCCTGAACCGACGCTTGGCCAATGCTTGTACAGATACCTTCCACGTCTCGCCGCAGTTCCTGCAAGCGTTGTGCGGTTTGATATCCCATTTCGTCAGCACGACCAATCACGTCAACATTCTGACCACGTTCCGTAATCTGAACGTCTTTGATACTGATCTGTGCATGGTTGCCGACACGCAGGGCATTGGCAACAGTTGCCTTATTGTTTGCGCTCGAACTGTCCGACCCTGACACAACAGCATTCGTTAGATCAGGCGCGGCCAGACTATCTTCGGTCCACTCTGAATACGAATTCTTGAATCCGTCTGTCCCGATCATGTCAAGAAAAACCGTGGGGATATCACTGATATCGAAAATCGAATCAAGTACATCCTCACGGACCAGACCACCGGCCGCAACGTCTTTAAGATCGTCAACGTCCAAATAGTCAGCTGGCGCAGCACGTAGCACCATTGGTGCCATACCCGCAAGCATTTGCAAATTTCTAAAAGCAAGCATTTGTTAATTACTCCGATCGGTTGAATAATGCAGTCAGTTTCTGACGCTGGTCTGGCACAACGTTTTTACGATTGGAAGATTGATTCTGACTCGGACGCGCTGCTGGTTTCTTAGTCTTACCAGATGCGCGCTGACCCTTACTATCAGGCGTAGTCACGTTTGCAAGCGCGCGTTGAATCCGCTTGTCTCGCAAGTACATGTCCCGAATGAACTTGATAGCACGATGATCGTGAACAGATGACATAAAGGTTTCATCAAACCCCCATCCTTTCACAAAGTTCATCATACCTTGCAAGTCTTCACCGGCGCGCTTCTCGTCACGCCATTCTGGAATGTGCTCTAACGTCATTCGTCTCTCATGCGCCATATTTGTGTCATGACGTTGACGAATTTTGTTCACAATCTCAGGGCGAATATGTTCCTTCGGAATCATCGCAAGCAACTCGCGAATCTCAGTTTGCGACCGAATCAATTCACCTTCCGCACGCATACGCCGCTGCTCAAACTGCGTTTCACGTGTTTCCAAATCTACAAGTTCTCCAACGCGGTCTTTCAACTGACCAATGGTTAGCGGCTCCGCGCCATCGGCCAAAGGAATTTTCACGTTGTAAACTTGTTCGGGCTTGAACCCTAACCGCTTACTCAATTCCTCCATACTCTCAGGAGGCTTCGACGGATCGTTAACAATGGCGTTGCCGTCATCGTCAAACGTTTCTTCACCGTCATCAGACTTCGAAAACAATTCAGCAAGCGACAGCCTGCGCGGTTCGTCTGACTGCTGCTGTTGCCGCTGCTGTTCCATACGTTCACGACGTGATGGACGCTGCAATGGCGGTTGAATTGTCTGATGTTGGTCCGTTCCACCATTAGGACCATTTACACCATTGCCATTACCGCTAGGTGCTGGCGTTGATTCGCTGCTCATCTCGGAGCGCTGATTTAACGGCTGCATAAACTTCATTCCTCACAAGTTGAATAGCCTTAACCCGATTCCAAAGCGTTTCCCGTTCATCTGAAGCGGTTGACGCCTGCCATGCTGTAAAGCAATTTGCGATCGCTTTATCAAAGCATTCTGTTAGCAGCGGATTGCCGTTAAGCGCTTTCGCTGCCCTCTGTCGTTCTACTGGAGTCATTAGATGCCTCATTGACTTGACTACTAGCTGCTGCTGCTGCGTTCGACAATAGTTTGCGAATCTCAACAACAGAGCCCGCCGTAATTTTCGCCTCTTCAATCTGAGCCTTCAACACTTCGGCGTAATACTTGAATTGCGTCTCTACATCAACGCGATATTTTTCAAGTGCTGTGCGAACTTGCTCAAGCATGACAGCTTGATTAAGCATCGCATCCTGCTTTTGCTGAGCTTGCTGATTCTGCTGTGCTTTCTGCTTCATTGCATTCATAGCCTTTTCGGTGCGTGGATCAATCTGGAACTTTTCCGGATGATCAATATCATTCACACGCAACCATGCATCCAAAGCAGCATGATAAGTAGTCACGTCAACTAGGACTTCTTCCATACCGTTCTGTGCCAGAAATGCTTGACGATCCATCAGCTTTTCATAAACAGCACTTTCACGCGCACGTTCATTGAGTGACTTGCCTAAGTTCACTTCGACAGCATCGCGCACAGGCCATTCAGACGGATTAGTTTTTACCCATTTGTTACCACGCTTGAACGCAATCGGCTCATTCCATTGCGTTCGCAAAGTCTCATGCGCAATTAGATACATGCTACGAACTAGCGTGTTAGCAATGATACGTGTCATAAACAGCGCAAGAGATTCCATCACGCTGTATGCACGGTCTAACCCTTGCGAACCGACGCGATCATTCAATTGCATCTGCCCAGTGGCAAGGTCAAGCGCTGCTCCACCGGCCTCACTGCGAATGCTACGAAAGTGATCAAGATTGGCAAGGATGTTTGCTGACGTATCCGGGACACCGAATGCCATGATAGCAGCGCGTACATCCTGCGTTTGCGACGGATCAACAGGAATGCTCCCGTTTATACGACCGTCTGTTAGCGCGTGATCGTCGACGATGCCACTCAAGTGGGCGGTACGATTTTTATTCGTGGCGTTAAGGTTATCCATCAACGCACGCGTGAGTGCAGTAGTAGAGTCTTGCACCCACTTGATTTTATCAAACAATGAAATCCCCATGAACGTATGAGGATTGATGATCGCAACACCAGTTGCATAGCAAACAATGTCAGCCGGTTCGTCTTCAAGTATCCATTGATCACTAAAGCAAACGCGCCGCAATTCACTTGCACCTGTACCGTCGTCCATCTTTACATACGACTCGTACCACTCTACCAGTTCTTGTGACGTGTCAATCGGCATGCTGTTCGGCGTCATGTTACGAGGCAACCGCGCATCCGACGCAGCCTGATACGGGTTATTCCAGCGACGCAGCTGATTGACTTTGTTTTTGGGAAAGCCACGTTCAATTAGCGTGCTGCGCGCTTCAACGTGCCGCTCAGCACAAAACGGAATATCCTCTAAGTCTTGACGATGCCAATCCTTAGGATACAAAAAATTCTCCGGCGCTATCGATTCAACGCGAAACTTTCTAGTGACTTTAGTAAGTGTCGCAGACAGCTTTTTAGTTTTAGGGTTATAGCTATGTACATCCACCTTCCCTATTTTATCCAACACTTCATGAATCACCATTGGATCAACGTTATCGCGTCGTATCTGCTGCTGGTGAGTGCGAGTATCAACGTAAACTTTTATAACGGCATTGCGCAGCTGCAACGCATCCTTGATTGCACTTGTCAATTCGATGAAGCCGTTCTGCCGTTTGAATAACATCACCTGCACGCAATCAGACTCAAGATTAGCTTGCTCTTCGTCTTCAGCGTCATAAGCACAAAACTCAGCAATCCGCTTGCCTAAAAGCGGCTCAGTCATGAGCGCTAAATTACCTTCAGTCATGGCGCTCAAGTCGCCTGTGACAATTGAACTGCGGCCGGGCACTTCGTCGCCTCGCTTCCGCTGGAAATAGTAATCGTAAGAATCCTTACGAGACTGCGCTAATTCGTCACCATCAAACCCGACGCAGTGTACAAGCATCTGCTTAAGACTCTGCGTTAGAGTCTTTTCTTGATCTGATCCTAAATAGCGCCATGCCATAGCTAAATTACTCCGCGATCATACTGTGAATAACTAAGAGGTTGGCCTTTCTTGCGTGGCATACGTGCTTGCTGCATAACCATCAGCGCTTCGGCCATAGCAGGATGTGTCAATGTCGCTTCATCGTTTGAGTCACGATAGGGGGTATAAGTCATGCAGAAATCTGCAAGAGTCTCACGCGCAGCTGAAGTCATCTTACAAATATTCAGCAAGGCAGCAGTGCGTCCATCCTGCATATGCTGTGACGGCGCATTAATAGACACCACACCAGCGCCATCTAACCCTGCAAACAATGACGGATCAAGATTTACACCAGCATGCACAAGCGGACTCTGCGGATATCGTTGCGCGATTATCTGCACAGCGTCTGTGATATTGCGTTCTAAAAACGTGGTAGCGCCAATGATGAAATCGTCTTGATAGACAATTGCTACAATACCTTCATCACGCAGACCCCACGCAACACGTACAACACGATTATTTATATCCCATGAACCGGGATCAATCTGCAACAGCCGATTATATTGACGCCCGAATACTGTGCCAGTGTTAGCAGCATCAGGATCACAATAGAACTCTTGCCGTGCAAGACTGCGGCTCATTCCTTCCGCTATTTCTTTCTCGACATCCGCCGCTGTGACAATTGGCGATCCGTCATTGCGGCAAGTATCATCAATAGTGCGCAAATCAACATACCAATTCGGGTTTGATCGAAGCGTCTCATACATTCTCCAAGCATGGTTACGCGCACGGAACGTAGTGATGAACATCGCCCAACCTTTGTTTTCTACTAGGATCGGACGTATGTAATCCCAAGCCGCAGGATCACATAAAGCGTACTCAGAAAACAAAACACCAGCAGGATTGGCACCAACAAGACGGTCGTAGTTATCACTACCAAGCATCTGCCAAGTACTACCATTCTTAAACGTGATAGACATTTCAGTGTCATTTGTATGTTCTCGCATCGCTTCGGGAAACGCGCGATCTACAAATCGCTCACCAGTGCGTGCGTCAATGCCTTTCCAAATAGCGCGCCGCGCTTGCACGTGAAACGGAAACAAATGCCAGTATGAACCAACACGTTCCTGTGATCGTTCGCGTCCGAAGTCCAAGCCGAATACATCCTTACCTGCGCGTCGATGCCACGCAAGAAAGAAACGTAGCATTTGCTCAAGCTTGAATCTATCAACTACAGCCTGCTGATGCGGATACAGCTTGAGCGGCTTGTACGCTTTCTTCACTGCCTGCTTCTTAGGACGCCCGCGAGCCATTACATTCCCTCTTGACAAGGGAGGCAGTCTACGCTTATAGGCAGCGCCTCTCAACTATACAGAATGGATAGTCATTGTGTATGACGCTACCTTGGTACCAACGTACCTACATACATACATTGGTACCAACGTACCAACATACCATGGTAACAATGCTTACTCATGAGTAGCACACTGTATGCTTGTCCAGTCTTTTACCCCTATACGCTATAAATAACACGTGCAT